CATTTTAACAATAAATGGTAAATTTATTGTTAAAATGTATAAAAGATTCATCCATCGTATACAAAATAGCCCGCCATCTTTTATACATTTTAACAATAAATTTACCATTTATTTTCCAGTAAATTCCGCATTTAGTATACATTTGTATATTCATTTTGAACAAATTTTAATCTGCATTTCTATACATTCGTACAACAAAATGTAGTTGTCAATAAAGGTTATATTGTACAATAAAACAATGTAATCATTGTAGATTATGCAAGTAGACAAACAGGCAATCATGTGCTATAATATTATCAAGATAAAGAAAAGGAGATAGAATAAATGATTAACAACGCATTAGTAGAGTTATGCAACGTATTACATCAATCTCGAAATCGTATCACATGCAAGCAATGGCAGCAGTTATCCAGATCAGCCCGTAATATTTGGTTTACGGCCAATCTTATTCATGCCAATTCTCGCAAATTGCACAACAATTAAATGTAATCATTGTAGATTATGCAAGTAGACAAATTATCACAGGAGGTAATTAAAATGGAAAGATTATACAAGGTGATACGGAGCCATGACGGTAATATATGCACAAGTTATATTGTCACAAAATCCAAGCAGGCAGTCATGAAAGAATATGCACAGTTAGGCGATATACTATCTATAACCAATATATCAACAAAGCATTATGTACGCCAATCAAGCATTATGCAAGTGTTACAAGATGCCGGATACAGCCAATTAGATATATATTATATTATCGAGATATTACGCAAGCATTGCAACAGTTATATTGCACAATAAAACAATGTAATCATTGTTGATTATACCTGTAGACAAAGAATAAAAATAATGCTATAATATAATCAAGATAAAGAAAAGGAGATAGAAGAAATGACAAAATTAATGAATGGCAAAGAATGCATCGCAGTAGTTATCGGAAAACTCACGTTAGAAGAAATGGTAGCATTTTGCAATATCCAATTTGTATTTGATGATATGGAGAAAACTCCAGAAAATTACTATTACGATGAACTGAGTGTATGTTATGAATAATTATTGGATACGGAGATGGAGCCGTAAATTAGGGTGGATAGACGTATATCGGTCAGCGACTAATATAACACCTCTATTACTGTCAGAACTATCACGACAGCACAAAACAAACGGAAGAGAACGTCTAATTTTTATAATCAAGGTGAATTAATCATGAAAACAGTGCAAATCGACGTAGGAAGAAATAATATTTGTTATCTAATAGACGCAAAGACTTGTCACATAGTATCACAACTTTATTCTGTAACCCCTATTAATGTAAGGCGTATGTTAGATTTTGAAGGTTTATTAAAAGAATATAAAAATATGGATAATTTGTTTGTATTGCATAATAACCACATTTATAATTCGCAAAATATTCTTATTTTCTAAATTTATCAATTTGGCGGCATGAGCCATAATCATGCACAAAGAAAGGAAAAGACATGACTTACGAGGAATTTGCCACTATCAACATTGTCGCATTTGCCAAAGTGCACGGTATTAAGCCAAACACGCTCAGGAATGCAATCCACAAGCCTATCCCGAACGAAATTTACAATCCAGATGCAGTTAATATTGATGCGGTCAAGTCACTTTTAGATAAGTATAATATTAGCGTCTCGAATCTCAACGCCGACGATTATTCTTTTGTCAGGAAACGCAAGGAGAGGCCCGAACTTAAAATTGGAAGTTTTTACTATATGAAAAGTTTCACAGAAGTAAAGAATTTTGATGGAGTTGAAACTACTGTGAATATTCCGTTAGAGCTAGTAGCCTTGTCCGACACATACGTATGCCTTGAAGAGCCTAACGGGACATTTCACGCTTACAAAAAGGATATTTTTGAGAGTAGAGCAACTCTCGCGGAGGTATAATATAAGGAGGATATGGCCTCCTATCTTCATAGGAGGCCATTTAAACATCATGAAAAATATTAGTTTTCAGCAATATTCTGAAATTTGCAAAACAGGGAAAGTATTGCGTTCTGAACTGTCAGATTATAAAGACAATTATTACAGGATTAAGACCGTAAAAAATTCAGGAAAAATATATACATTTTTATTCGTCAACGGAGAACTAGCCATGTCTTATACGGAGGAAAATAAATGAAATATATATTTGTTTCATTCATGGTGGCATTATCAGTCACTATATTTGGATATGCACTATATAAATATTACAAAGCTAAAATGCATATGTACCAAAAAAAAATCGGGTATTACTATGCAGTAAAAGCTAACAACGAAATTATATTAACACGAATGGTGCAAGGTGATAAGCATGATACAGACATTGTATAGGATTATTTTAGAAAATGTATGGCAAATATACATTTTAGCATTTTGTATTATATTCGCTATAATTTCTGTGTGTATAGTTTCGCACAAAGGAGGAAAGAAATAAATGAAATCTTATACTGTAGCAGCAGAAGTAGAGCTAAATAACGCAGCCGAATGTACCGCGATAGAAGGATATTATAAGCTACTGGTAACAGCAAGAAATCTTTTGTCTCCTAATGAATATGAATCTTTCAGGGAAGATATTGACGAAATAATTTCAGACGAGATGAACCATAGGGAAAAGTTATCATATTGGAGTACAGTCTTTAGTAAAATAGAGGCAGCCAATGACTGATTTTGTATTAAGAATGAAGCGAATGTCAATATTATACAACATAGATATTGACGTAAATTTTAAAGATCAGATCATAACGGTAACAGACTATAAAGGCAACTTCGTAAGTCAGTTTTTTCTTGATGAAAAAGATTTTGAAAGGATAGTTGCTGAATGCATGGCAACTTTAAGAAAAAAGACAGCGCCCTGATTAACAGGGCGCTATTTTTACCACTTTACCAGATCTTTTGTATATACTCTTCCGGTATATACGTCTTTAACCGGCTCTGTAGATACAAGCGATACATTGCCATTTTGTTCCATTTGACGAATGTACAGCTTAGAAGTAGTAACCCATCCGGCCATAGTTTGTCCATCAATAAATGTATTGCATCCAGGAGCCATTTTCACAGCGTCCCCAACTTTCAATTCAATCGGTTGGGGTTCGGGTTCTGGTTTTGGGGTGGGTTTTTCATCATCATATTCAACGACATCTGCTTTCAAAAGCAAAGCTTTCAATTCCTCAGCCCGTTCTTTGCTGTCAAAGCCTTTAATAACTACTGCAAACATATCTTTATCCTCCATATTCAAGTAATAATCGACAGTTTGACGAAAACTTTCAATAGATTCATCAAATTTGTTAAAATAAGGGTTGATATCGCTATGATTAGAAGCCAGTCCCATTCTATGTAGCTGTGCATGATCCACGATATTATCACCAGTAAACCCGAACATTTTGCATAGATATACAACCAATTCTACTGCTTCTGACAACAATTCATCAAAATAACTTTCATTATTTCCATGTTCGCACATTTCTATCCCGATATAGTAATCATTGCCATTTCCATTTTTGCCGGAACCAGAATGCCATCCACGCATATCCCAAGGTAAACACTGGTATGTTGCAATTTGCTGATTATCCAACCATCCGATCATGGCGTGTGCGCATTTTTCCACACCCGGCCGATTCCAGTGATTGTTATAGGCGTTAGGCCCTAGTTTGCCATCATCAGGGCCAATATACCGATGCAAATACGGGTTATCGGCTGCGGTAGTATGCATACAGATACCCACTGGTTTCAACGGTTTGCCCTGTTTATAGCAGTCGTTTTCAGTCAAGTAATACTTTACAAGATGCATATTAATTCCTCCTTAATCCAAGACATTGGAAAATTTTAAAAACTTGTTGTTTAACGGACTGATTATCAAAGTACATTCGTCCCATTTTAAAAAATTCTATGATAACGTTTGTTTGTCCGCAAGCATTCGCGCTTTTGATAAGGTAATATTTTGGTTCATGATCTTCGGCTGTTAACGAGAATTTCCACGGAGCATTTTTGTAAGGTACATAAGAAGCATAAATATACATACCTTTCATGTAAAAGTATACAGTTGTGTCCATGTATTTGATTGCAATTATGCATTTAGAATCGGACGGTCTTTTTTGAATGAACTCGTCATTATCCTGATAAAATTGGCCCATAATTGCATATTGGCCGTAAGGAGTTTTATTCATTATACTGCCCATCCGGGATAGAGATTTAGCCTCAGTAAATGAATCTCCTTTGTACATTTCAACGATAATATCATTATTATATTCTTTATATACGTTGAAACGTTTATCAGGATTAACAGCAAGTTTGAAATAGTCAAAATATGGATTAACCATTGAAATAGTATTCGCAAACAGAAATACTCTAAGAAGATCGTGTAATTTTTCAGTATCTCTAAAGCGGTTTATTGTTTCTACTAAGTCAAAAAAGCTATGAACTTCGTTAGGTAAGTAATGATAATTTGATTTATCAATAATAAATTCATCCACGCACATTTTATTGACTTCCGGAAAAGGGACAGACTTTAGAGCAACCTGAGAAGCTAATGGTGCATAGTAACCAGCGACTTCTTTGTCAATTAAGAATTTACCGCCTTTTTTGCCGCCGCTTACTAAAAATGAGTGTTCGGGATAAAAACTTGCTATATCATTAAAAAAGGTAGAAATATTCATTAACTCAGTCTGGTATCTTCGCACATACATAAATTGTTTACCTGTTTTTAAAAAGTCGCTGATAGCATAATCTTTAAATGCAAAAGTTTTACCAGGGCCACGGTTACTTAACACAAAATTAATTAAAGCATTTCGTGTAAGCAGCGGTTCTATATTATAATGTAAATTATCAGTATGCATAATATCACCTATAAAATTGGGTGCCCTCTGCCATGACATTTTTAACGCACGACAGAGGGCTGAGAAAAGGATGTAGAAATCAGACATATGCAATAGCCAATTTGTACACACCCTGCAAGTGTCTCCAATGGTAGGCCCAACTCAATGGGTGCAGTTCCCACCATACTATTGGACATGATATGCACTGCCTGACACCATTATTATACTATAATATATGCAAAAAATCAAGCTAGATAAATGTAAATAATGCATGTAAAAATTTTTAATTTTTACTTGACATTTTAGCGTAGCTATGCTATACTGTAGATAGATCAAGAAACAGGCGCTTGATTAAATAAAATTCATAAAAGGAGATAGTATCATGGCCGAAGAAATCATCGATAAGGAGACCGGAGAAGTCCTGCCCATGGACGAGTTGGAAGTAGGAACCGTAAGCATTATTCCCATGCAAGACGCTTTTGTCCATAATAGCGACAATATGGTTATGTGCACCTTTGACACGGATGGTTCTAAAGCATCCAAGCTCCGGCTTCATAAGATCAAAGCCAATCCTGATGAAAGATTGCAAGACCACATCAACGAAAAAATTACTGTTACCGGTTTTGTAGCGCATTGGGTAGAAACCAAAAACGAGAGAACCGGAGAGATCACGCCTGCTCCTAGAATTATCTTGATTGACGATAAGGGCACCACTTATACTTGCGTATCTATCGGAGTTTATAATTCTCTGAGAAATATTGTCATGGATTTGTGGCTTCCTTCCGAAGAAGAGCCCATCGTAATTATTCCACGCAGAGTGAAAGGCAAAAACCGTTATGAGTTCACAAGTCTTGAAGTAAGCGAATAAAAAACTCAGATTCCCGGTATGAAGCCTGACATACCGGGAACTTTTCTCAGGAGGTGTTGCAAATGGGAGCCTATCTAACACGTGGCGGAATAGCGTTAAATATCAAAGAATCGCCTTATAGAGCATCCATAGAAAATTATGAATTTATGTTTTCATCAAGATTATATATGGATTCATTTATAAGAAAATTGCCTGAGTTTGAACAGAAACTTGGATATTATATTCTTATTAAAACTCATGGATATTGTGACGTGCATTTATCTGCTGCTATTATTTTATATGAAAGCATTGAAAAAAGAGGGTTCTATATCATAAATAAAACAACTGGTAAATCATATGAAAGTATAAATGATTTTAGAATGAAATTGGAGGTGAGTTAATGGCTAATCCAGATGATTTAATAAAAAAGTCGAAAAGAAAGAAACCAGCTAAACGAAAGATCAAACAGCCAACTGAACCTATATCAACTGCCAAAGGTAGACGAAGCAGACCAGAAAACTTTAAATTAAATAAACAGCAGCAAGCGGAATTGACTAAACTTAGAAAACGTGCCAGTTCAAAGCAATCCAGAATAAAAAAGCGCTATGGCTATGACATACAAAGGCCAGTTCATGGACGAAGCTTTGCAACAGATCAAGAATACCAACAGTTTATCAGGCAATTACAAGACTACACTTCACGAGAATCGCACAAATTTCAAAAGATAGGTACAGGCGATTCATCTTTCTTTGTGCCGTCTGAAGAAATTCAAGGCATCAACGATCTACTGAAGAAATACGAAAATGAGCGTATGAAGTTTTATAAAAACGTAGCAGACAAAGATATAATCGCAGGAGGGCAATTACAGCCTGATAATACTGTTTTGCTACGTGCAATGATGAAAAAAGAAACTCCCGGTTCAACATTCTATGATTTACTACACAAACAAACATTTGAGCCAAAAGAGATAAAATCAATAGATGAATTTAACAGAATAAAATCTAGGCTTGAGCGACAATCCAAGTCTGAATATTGGCAATGGCGACAAGAGGTAATGTACAATAATTTTATTGAATCATTGCAAAAACTTTCAGAACGTTCAAATGTAGGAAGTGGAAAATTGCAAGAAATGATCCGGAGTATGCCTAAGGATAAATTTTTAGAAATGTATTATAGGGCAGAATCAGATCTTTCAAGCGTTTTTAACAACACGCCAGATAGTATGGAATTTTTTGAAAGTGTAATAGACATATTTAATAATGTAGCAAACGCATATTCAATAGTAATGTCTGGAAGATAGCGCAATAAAAAACAAAAGGCGGCGCTATTATGATTCATATAATGGCAGACTTTGAAACCACGCCAAAGCGTGATGATTGCAGGGTTTGGCTGTGGTGCGCAGTTGATATCGATAATTTAAAGAGGGTTTGGTATGGCGAAACGATAGAAGAATTTTTCGATACATTTAAAAACGGGCAATACACGATATATTTTCACAACTTGAAATTTGACGGCGAGTTTCTATTATCGTACATTCTAAATGTATTGAAATTTCAATATGCAGAAAAGCCAGATGAACACGAGTTCAGAACATTAATTAGTGATATGGGTATATTTTATATGATTGAATGCATATTCAGCAAAAAGAGCAAGCATGTCTCAAAAATAACTTTTTTAGATTCATATAAAAAATTGCCATTTAAAGTAAAAGATATAGCAAAAGCATTCCAGTTAGAAGAATCAAAAGGTGAAATAGATCACAGTATTTTAAGACCGCGCGGATATAAACCGACAAAAGAAGAATTAGAATATGTAACAAATGATGTTATAATTGTAGCTAAAGCATTAAAAATGCAATTTGAACAAGGCCTATCGGCTATGACAATGAGCAGTGACGGTCTAAAATACTGTAAGCATATTCTAACAGAAAAAGGATGGAATCATTATTTTCCTGTATTGGACATTGCAATGGATGATGAAATTCGCAAAAGCTATAAAGGCGGGGCTGTAATGGTTCATCCATTAAGGGCTGGGGTAGAAGTATATAATGGACATTCATTTGATAAAAATTCTATGTATCCTTGGGCTATGACTATGCCTATGCCGTGGGGTATGCCATTATTTTTTCAAGGAAAGTACCAAAAAGATGAACAGTATCCGTTATTTATACAGGCTTTGGCTTGTGAATTTAAAGTTAAAGAAGGATTTTTACCAACTATACAAATAAAGCGGCATGAGCTATACAAGCAAAATGAATACATATCAGAAAGTATAGAACAAACTGTGCTATATCTTACAAGCGTTGATCTGCAATTATTTTTCGATCACTATGAAGTATATAATATCAGATGGTTATATGGTTACAAATTTAAAAGCGCAATCGGTATTTTCGACGATTATGTAAACCATTGGTATGAAATGAAAAAGAATTCAACAGGCGCGAAAAGACAGATTGCAAAATTAATGCTAAACGCATTCTACGGAAAAACAGCATCAAGAACGCATATACGGTCAAAAATTCCATACCTTAATGACGAAGGAATTGTATGCTATAAACTTTCAGAAGATGAAACGAAAGACCCTGTATATACAGCCGTAGCGTCATTTATAACTTCTTACGGAAGAGATAGCGTAATACGTTCTGCGCAAGCCGTAGGAGGGTCTAAGCCAGATTCACACTTTTGCTATATGGATACGGACAGCATTCACGTAATCGGTATAAGTGTTGAAGAAATTTCTAAATATATAGAAGTTGACAGTAAAAAACTAGGCGCATGGAAACATGAATATTCATTTGACAGGGCAAAATATATCAGGCAAAAATGTTACATTGAAGAGATAGCGTACAAGAAAGGGACACAAAGTTATGAAGACTACGTAAAGAAAATGTCAGGACTTACGCCTCAGGAACAATCAGAACTAAAATTCACGGAAGGAGAGGACGCTTATTATACATACGTTAAAAAATGCGCTGGTATGACGGATAATATAAAATCGTTGATCTCATACGAAGAATTCGACCTTGGGTACGAGATAGAGAATGTCAAGCTGAAGCCTGTCCGCTGTTATGGCGGCGTAGTGCTGGAGCCGACTTCCTTCAAAATGAAGCCCTAATGATCATTGACAAAATGCCTCTAAAGGTATATAATATAAATAGGTAATAATCCTTATTATAGGAGGCAGAAAGATGAAGGTGGGAACGATCATGGAGGGAATAGCGGCGTGCGTTGGTGCAGCTATCGGCTTTTTCATCGGGCCGGTAAATGGATTATTGATTGGATTACTATGCTTTATGGCAATCGACATCATTACAGGTATCATTAACGCTTGCATTCACAAAAAACTAAGCAGTAAAGTATCTTTTACAGGATTAGCTAAAAAAGTATTTATCATTTTAATGGTTGGTTTAGCGAACGTGATTGACACAATGATTTTTGCGGAATCGGCTGCTTTGAGAACAGCGGTTATATTCTTCTATATAGCGAATGAAGGTATTTCAGTGTTAGAGAACATTTCCGCAAGCGGCTTACCTATTCCGTCAAAAATCATTGATGCCTTACACGAAATAAAAGGTAAGGGAGAAGATGAAAATGGGAATGATGAAACAGACAGAGATTGAAGAAGCAATCACAACGCTAAAATCAGAAAACGAATCACTCAGAAGCGCATTGGCACAATTATCAACAGATTTAGAATCAAGACAAATCCCCGATATTGAATCAATCATGCAGGAGCATGACCGGCGTTTCAGGAAGGAAGTATTTGACGCTATTAATTCATTTGTTCCGCAAGATGCTCCTGTAAAGCCTGAACCTCCTGCACCGCATATTGAAACGATTGACGAACTTTTGAAAGGTGGAAATTGAAATGGCAACTAGCAATAAACCCGCTCCGTTGAATGCGGTTAATAATCTTAGCAATGTGCAAATTTTGAACGCTGTATGGGCCGATGCTTCCCAGGAATATCAGTCTAGGGTGCCGCTAGCGACACGTGAAAGCTTGCAAGCTACCGGAAACGCTATTCTTAATTATCAGGTATTCTATAATGAATTTTTGCATTCTCTGGTAAATAAGTTTGCATTTATGTATGTTCATAACAACGTACTCCGAAACAGGCTTGGCGAGTTTAAGCGCGGACCTATTCCGTTCGGGTATTCTGTTGAGGAAGTTTTTACCGACATTACAGACGCTATGGCATTTGATCCTGAACTTGCGGAATCTGAACTTTATAAACGCACCATTCCTAACACTTCCAGTATCTACCATGTAATTAATCGGCAAGACGTGTATCGCCAGACTATTTCTCGTGCCATGCTGCAACGTGCGGTTTATAACGAAGGCGGACTTTCCAGGTTGATTGAATCTATTGTACAGGCATTGTATAACAGTGATGAAGTTGACGAGTTTATCATCATGAAGTCGTTGATTGCTAATTACTTTAATGCAGGGCTTTTTTATCCCGTGGAAGTAGATGCCGTAGTGGATGAAACCAGTGCAAAAACCATGCTAACTGCTGTTCGTTCTAATGTTCTTTCTTTGGATATTCCGTCCAGACGGTTTAATGCAATGGGAGTAATGCGTACTGTTGCACCGGAAGATCAGGTTTTGGTTATCACACCTGCGGTGGAAGCGGCAATCGATGTGAACGCATTGGCACAAGCTTTCAATATGAGCAAAGCAGATTTCACAGCCCGTCATTTGGTAGTGGACAACTTCGGGCCGAATACGGATAATATTGTGGGCGTACTTTTTGACCGTGAGTGGTTTATTCAGTATGATACCTATTTCGGAACCGAAGCGGTTAGAAACCCTATGGGTCTATATGACAATATGTACTTGCACCATCAGGGAATCTATTCTACCTCTCGATTTGCAAACGCTGTTGTATTTATCTCCAACTCCGCTTCTGTAACCCGTATTACCGTTACCGGTGCTGAGTCTGTAGCTGCTGGAACCTATACCGATATGACTGCTAAAGTAACTGGTACTGAATCTAATTATGTGCCTCAGTCGGTTAATTGGTCTATCAGCGGTGAGGCTTCCAGTGGTACCTATATCGACAAAGGCGGAAGGTTGTTTATCAGCAGCAAAGAACCCGCTAATACAACTGGAATCACTGTTACCGCAACTTCTACCTATGACGATTCTATCAACGGCAGCGCTACTGTAAAAATAACTGCGTAATGTTAAAAGCCCGTTCACTTCTTTATCATCCAAAGGGGTGAACGGGCTTACATTAAAAGGAGTAATGTATATGCCTTATCCAGTTATAACAAAAGCAGATTTGCTTTCACAAGTACCACTAAAACCGAACGATGATAATGTGATAAGCTTTGTAAATGCCGCTGCACGTGAATCTTATTTCAACGGAAAAGTATTCATGGCAGAAACAAATATTCAATACATGAAAGAACAAGATGAATACAAGGTAAATGCAAACTATGATGATGTTATAGCTAACTGCAATTATCTTAGATTCAACAACGAAAACCGTTGGTTTTATGCTTTCATTATGGAAGTAAGATATATAAATCCTAACACGTGCGCTATTACATTTCAAATAGATTATTGGACAACATATCAATTTGATTTGCAATGGAAAAACTGTTTCATCGAAAGAGAACACGTAACAGATGATACAATAGGAAAACATACGATTGACGAAGGGCTTTACACCGGAGAAAATATAATTACTGAATTGCCCACTTCAAATATGCCGTACACTATGCCGAACGGAAATGCTCAAATTGTTCCAGTTGTATTAATGAGCGAGTTTGTCTCATATGAGCCTTATGAAGCATTAGAATTAGGCACTCATTGCAATACAATAAATATGGTTCCTCAACCATCTTCGTTGTGGGTGCCTTTAAAGTCAAGCGAAACATATGACATTAACACAATTACTCAAAGACTAGCTAGATTTCTTAAATACATTAATTCAACTGATATAGGAAAAGGAGACGCGGCGTATGCTTGTTTTTCTGTTCCATATTTAGCTTTTGATGGCGCATCCAGTGATATGTTTTTAGCTGTGGGAGACCCGAATACAGACAAAGGAACCTACTCTCCAAATCTAGGATTTTATTTATTCACAAGTGGAATTAATAATATAATAAAATCTTCTGGATCACAAGTATATTACAATTTTCAATTTAATGACAATATTGGAAGCTATACTCCTAAAAACAATAAACTATATACATATCCTTATTATTACTATATCATAGACAACAATCAAGGCAATCAAAATATTATGTACAGAGAATATATTACTGGCACAACACCAACAAATAGTAATCCTACGGTTCAATTTAGCTTTACTGCAAACATAGCACCTGATTCATCCCTATTCTGTATTGTAAATAGCGGGTATGGAGCAAATGCCCCTAAAAGCAATACGCTGTCTTTAAACAAATTTCCTAAATCCGCTTTAAACTCTAATTTTTATAATAACTGGCTAGCTGGGCATAGCGCGTCCATGAATGTGGCTACTGCAAGCGCTGTAACAAACGCCATTATACCAGGGCTTGCTGGAGGTAATGGGGCATATATGGCCTCTGGAATTGTGGGAGGATTTTTTGAAATTGCGTCTTTAGTAGCTAGGGATAAAGCAATGCAAGTTGTACCAGATAATATGAGAGGAAATATTGCAAACACAGCCAACACTTGCGCGGGTAGAATGGGATTCACGTTTTATAAATCTATCCTAAAATCAGAAATATATGAAATGATAGATAACTTTTTTACAATGTACGGATACAAAGTCAACAAAGTTGGAACTCCGGCCTTTAGAACAAGGCAGTATTACAATTACTATAAACTACCTGTATGTAACGTATTCGGAAATGTTCCAGGAGAAGGTATAAAATCTATTACTGAAATGTTTCAAAATGGCGTTACTGTATGGAACACAACTGACGTGGGTAACTACAGAAATGGCGTTAATCCTATAGTATAAAGAAGGTGATAAAAATGTCAAAAGCTAAAAACAGATATACCGGCATAACGGCTATTAAAGGACCTGATGGCCTTCAATATCCGATTACGGTAAGTGGGCCATACGCCAGTCTTAGCAATGAAGTTGAAAGAGCATATTTTTCTCATTACTATTACATGATGATAAATTATGCGGTCAGTATGTTTGAATGGATAAACCTGCCGTATGAAATTCCTGAAAAATTTATAGAACGTACTTTATGCCTTGAGGGTTTTGGCTCTTTCTATAAATTGTTAGATACACCAGTATTTATGCGGTCTTTACTGCAAGGGCCCTTTGATATTTACTATGAGCCTAAACGTTTAACTCTAATTGCTGTAAACGGATTTTCTAAACAGGTGGCTAGAGAAGATTGCGTATTATGCTATAACAATTATATTCGTCAGCCTACAGCCTTTTATCTTGAGACTTATGCGGCTAGGATGGCAAAAGCAGAAGCGTTTATTGAAGTTAATTTTAATACAAGTAAAACCCCTGTGATTATGAAAGCACAAAATAGAAACCAGAAACTTACACTTGAAAATGCATATGCAAAATTTACCGGAAATTCACCCGTTATTATTGATACAGATAACATGGATTTAAGTTCTCAGTTTGAGGCCATTAATCTAAACGTACCATTTCTTGTGCCACAAGTAGAGCAATATAAAAAGCAAGTATGGGACGACGCTATGGCATTCTTAGGCATACGAAATGTATATAGCGATAAACGGGAAAGACTGGTAAGTGCAGAAGCAGATGGAAACATTCAACAAATTGAAATGTCAAGGTTTACAATGCTAAACGCCAGAAAAGCAGCATGCGAAGAAATCAATAGAAAATATGGATGGGATATTGACGTACAATTCAGACTTATCACCGATTATGGTAACGGACTTTTAGGCCATGCCCTCGATGATGAACTTATAGAAAGGAGTGTAGAAGATGCCGATAACAATGATGATGATGGATCTGGTGAAAATCCTTAATCAAGATAACCCTAACCCATCTTCTAATTGGAATGATAAGATAAAATATGCAAACAATAAAATATTTTCATTTAATTATCCTTTCTATGATAACGATAAAAAAGAAGAATTTCAATTAAAATTTACACGCAGATTTATAGATGCAAGATTAGGATTTGAAACTCCTGCACTTTTTATGCTAAAGCTTGAAGATACACTCAATTATATAATGCCATACTATAATGAATATTTCAAATCACAGCTAATGGATTATGATCCTTTAACAAATATGGAAATAGAAGAAATATTCGATAGGAGTAATGACATTAACCGAAATAAAAATATTACTGAAAATGACAACGGAACCAGAAATATTGAAAGAACTGGCAACAATAGCGGAACAGACACTTTAACGAAAAGCGGAACAGAGACAACAGATAAAAACGATAGTATGAACGATAATATAAAACATACTGGTACAGTATCAACGGACGGAAACAGCACAGATACTTATTACGAATTTCCACAAGCTGCTAAATCAACTAATGGAGATTATGCAACGAACCAAAGAAATATTAAATCTGATGAAACTGTAACAAATGATCTTACAGATACAGAGAACAAAACCAGCACGGGCGAAGAAACAGTCACTTATAATTTAACAGATAAAAGAGATACTACAGAAACTATTGGAGACAACACCGATGAAACAACTGCTAACACAAGAACCACAGAAGATACCGGATTGGAAAAACAACTTGAACATTATGCGCTTACTAAAAAAGGATCAACAGGACAATGGACATACCAAGATTTAATCAGAAAATATAGAGAGTTAATTATCAACGTAGACGCTATGATTATGGAAAGCGTTGAAATAAAATCCCTTTTTATTTATTGTGAATAGGAGTGATCTATTATGTATGACCGTATGCCGCCTAAACTTCCTTTCTATTGGAATAGTGTGATTCCGGCAACTCTTGATACGGCTTTAACTTTCGACGAAATGCAATCAAAAATAGTATGGACTGTTAGCAAAATACTTGAAAATCAATATTTGACCGTTCCGTATTTAATTAGTCTAGGAACTGAATATACCACGACTTCTATATCTATTAAAGGGATTTTGTTCCAAAATTACACGCCGTTGCAAGTAGATAAAGAATTTGTAGTTAATGGCATGAAAGACGGAACATACTACATTAACGTATTTAACGATGTGGCAAATACAGAAGCCGGAAAACCACCTGTACAGTCTAATGATCTTCTGTTCCTTTCTACAGAATACATGCCTAAAAATTGCACGTCTCTTTATGTATTCGATATCTTAAACGGCAATATAGTTGGTAACAGTATAAGGTATAATGATCTTTATACCGAAATGCATAATGCAGACCCTAACGCGCATCAAGCCCTGTTTGAAGCTGTATACAATAAAATAGAAGAAGAATCCGACGGGCTTCATAATGAGATTGTGACGGAAACAAATCGCGCAAAACAAGCAGAACAGCAATTGCAAGATAATATTGACAATGAGTCCACTGCTAGACAACAAGCGGATACTACTCTGCAAAATAATATTAATGCTGAAAAAACTGCTAGAGAAAATGCGGATACTACTCTGCAAAAAAATATTAATGCTGAAAAAACTGCTAGAGAACAAGCCGATACTGCGCTTGGTGAAAGAATAACCGCTGAAACTACAGCCAGACAACAGGCTGACACAAATTTGCAAAATAGCATAAATGCAGAAAAAACTGCTAGAGAACAAGCCGATACTGCGCTTGGTGAAAGAATAACCGCTGAAACTACAGCCAGACAACAGGCTGACACAAATTTGCAAAATAGCATAAATGCAGAAAAAACCGCGAGAGAACAAGCCGATACTGCATTACGAAATTCGCTTGACGAAGAAATTGGCGATAGAATAGACGGAGAAGATACAATTAATAATAAAATTGATACCCATATTGCAAACAAAAATAACCCTCATAATGTTACAGCAGATCAAATTGGAAATGTTGTTAAGACTATAAATAACCTTGTTAACAATATAACTGTCAATGGATCAAGAGGTACCAGTATAACTAATAGCAGTAATACTATTACAGTTAGAGGGTCTATGATTGATGTCCCTAGTGATACTAACCTAGATAATGCGACAGAGGTAGGGATATATTCTTTGTCAGCCAATATGCAATATACTTCGTCTTATTCGGGATTACCAAGCAAAGCATCCTGGCTTTATATGCTGGTGTATCAAGTTGGCACTGCAAAAAAGCAAATCATATATCATGCAAACGGATCAGTATATCGGCGTGACAGTGTTGCATCAGACTGGGTTAAACTTAATTACGGCGGTGACGGTGGCACTGCTGGTGTTTCAAGCATTAATTCGTTAACAGGCGCACTTACATTAAATGGAGACCAAGGCGTAAGAATTACAACTACAGCAAATGCTATTCACGTTAGCGGGCAATACTATGTTCTTAGTCAAAATACATCTATAAACGGGACATTACGTCCAGGAATAACAGCGGCTGGCAATTACGCATTTACAAATACACCGCAAAATAAAAGCGTAATGTATGTAATAACTGTAGATTATAAATCAAATGAATATATCTATGCACAATATGCTGTTTGCTTTGATTATTCCATTTATAGACGGCTAATTAATGCTGATGGAAGTACGGCAACTGAATGGTATTACAATGGCGTAACAGACATAAATGATACTAAAGGCAGTATTATATTTGAAGCAAGAAATGGGGCCAGCATTTCTAAATCGGGTAATACTTTTACTGTCTTAGGGCCTATAGCCAGAAGTCCAAATTTAAGCCTAAATACAAATAATTCAGTTGGAATATTTTCGTTTGATTATGATTCGTCACCCGTTGGAATGCCAACCGAAGCGACTAACGCGTACGTGATGCTACAGGTAATGACAGATGATAATAGTTCTATAGAAGCTTATACACAATTAGTAATAGATAAAGATGATGGAAAAATGTTCACAAGAACAAAAAACAATGATGGATCACAAGCAACGGCATGGAAACTAAGCAGCTACAGCCCAGCATTGGATAATCAAACTATAACACTTGATTCGCTTGCGCCTAATTTAGGCATTCAAAATTTGACTTTACAATTAGAACAGTACAGAGGAGTAACATTCAAAGCAAAATTTTATGTGCCGTTTGCTGTTAGTAACTCGAATTCACCTTTAACTGAAATTGCTCTATGGAGTTTACCCGAAGGCTGGGCATTTGATGAAGATCAATATATACCGTTGTATATTAGATCAGTAAGCAGTGGAGCGTCTAGTTTCGGTTATATGCAATGTACTAACAATGCAATTCAACTTATAATTGGCGGAACAGGACAAGCTATTCCGGCTGGATGGGTTGTAAGATTCTGCAATAGTGATGTATATTTAGTTAAATCTGGTGCATAATTATTAAAAAATTAATGACTATAATTACAGTTAAAATTTATGTCACATTTGCATAAATATATTATTCATATACAGTCAATATGCATAAATTGAGTTGTGCAAAATAACTAAAAACCATCGAAGAATCCTCCGGTTCTTTGGTGGTTTTTTCTGCGCACTATATT